AAAACTCAGCACCAGATATATTTACAAAAGATGGTGTATCCTATGCACACTATATAGCCACTGGTAATTATGGTACAGCTATGTCAGGAGAACATCATGCTTATAGTTTAATTAAGAAGAGACACTCTTCTATCACAGTTGGACATAGTCATAGAAGACATATTTATTTTAAAGATGATGCATTTCCTAATCCATCTATAGGATTAGTAGCAGGTTCTTTTAAAGGTGGTCAAGAAGGGTGGGCAGGTCAGGCAAACTTAGAGTGGTGGAAAGGTGTGATCATAAAAAGAAATATAAGTAATGGCACATATGATCCAGAATTTGTTTCGTTAGAAAGATTAAAAACTGAATATAGCAGTTGACATTTAATAATATTTAAATATAACTAGGGGTTCTTGTTATGAAGTATGAAGTAGTAATTAATATAGAAATAGATAATGACTCTAACATGTTAGAGGTAGGAGATACTAATAACATAGACACTATTACTAGTGCCATAGAGTCTGCTCTTTATGATATAGATGACCTAGAGATTGAAGATATAGATGTAGTAAGGAGATTAGATTGAGTGAATCAGTTAGATACAATATAATACAAGCATATTCTAAATTAGTAGAAGACTTAATTATAACGTCAGGTAATACTAGACTAACAGAAAACACATTAGGTTTATGTGGAGAAGCAGGAGAAGTAGGAGAAAAAATAAAAAAGTTTTTTAGGGATGGAGAATTTTCTAAAGAAGATATTGTTAAAGAACTTGGAGATGTTTTATTTTATGTTACTGCTTTAACTAATCATATAGGTTCTGATTTAGAGACTGTAATGAGAATTAATATTACAAAATTACAAGATAGAAAAAAGAGAAATAAGATACAAGGATCAGGAGATAATAGATGAATTATATTACTAATAATAAATATACACTTTTTTATATACTATCAATTGTACTAGTTAATATAGGTTTTATATATGTACCTATGATACCATTACTAGGTCAGATGTTTCCACCAATGACTTTAATTGTAGGACTAGTATTTATTTTAAGAGACTTTGCTCAAAGAGAAGTAGGTCATGGTGTGTTAATAGCTATGGGTATTGGTGCTATACTATCATACATTATGGCTGATCCATTTATAGCTATAGCTTCAGTAGTTGCTTTTGGTATATCAGAGTTAGTAGATTGGGCAGTATATACATATACAAAGAGACCACTAAAGCAAAGAATACTTTTATCTTCAGCTATAGGTACACCAATAGATAGTGCAGTCTTTCTATCCATGATTGGTTTCTTTAATCCTGTTGGATTTGTGTTAATGACACTAGGTAAGATGATTGCAGCATTAATTATTTGGTGGGGTATTAAAGATGAGAAATAAATATACAGTAAAATTTACAAGTAAGTGTCCAAATGATAATGAAGATATACATTATGAAGCTACTATAATAACTAATAGTATGATAATGGTTGAAGATATTGTATCTTTTTCAAAGACATTTCTTCTTAAACCACACTATCAAGAAGATATTACACAAGAATTTTTTGATCAGTTTTGTGGTACAATAAAAACATTTGGTATACATCAAGGTGTTAAACTAGAGTGTAAAATAAAGCCATGATACATTATCACGGAACACCTATATCACCTAGAGCAGAGTTAGATAAACTTGTAGGTAAACATTTCTGTGTGTCTTATGCTAGAACAGATAACATCAGCTGGTGTATTAAGAATGCTCAGTCTATTATGTTTGACAATGGAGCTTTTTCTTCTTACACCAGAGGTCATGAGTTTCAATATGATAGATATATAAAATGGTTAGATGATAAATTATATGGATGTAATTGGGCTGTAATACCAGACATAATAGATGGATCAGTTCAAGACCAAAAAGACTACATAGTTAAATGGCCTTACCCCAAACATTTATCTGCACCAGTTTGGCATATGCATCTACCTTTAGATTGGTTATTAGAAATACTAGATACTTACCCAAGATTTTGTTTTGGATCATCAGGTGAGTTCTGGAAAGTTGGAGATGCTAAATGGTCAAGACGAGCAGATCAAGCTTGGGATATAATACAAAAATCTAATGCAAGACCTTGGGTTCACATGATGAGAGGTCTTAAACTAAGAAAAGAAAGGTGGCCTTTTGCATCAGCAGATAGTACATATATAGCAAGAGGTTTTAAAGATAAAAAATATCCTTTCTGCCCAAAAGAAATGTGTGAAAAAATTGATGCAGTACAAACACCTTTAAAATTTACAACAGAAATAATAATTGGAGATAATATATGAGTAATGCACTACCAACAGACTACCAAAACTTTATTGCAACATCACGATATGCACGTTGGTTAGATGATGAGGGGAGAAGAGAAACGTGGAGTGAAACTGTTACTAGATATGTAGATTATATGTCTGAGAAAGTAGGTATAGATGATAATACTAGTAATGAAATATGGGCAGCTATACACAACCTAGATGTTATGCCCTCTATGAGAGCCTTAATGACTGCAGGACCTGCACTAGATAGAGACAATACTGCAGGGTATAACTGTAGTTATTTACCGGTAGATGATATTAAATCTTTTGATGAAGCTATGTACATACTACTTTGTGGTACAGGTGTAGGCTTCTCTGTTGAAAGACAGTATGTAGATAAACTACCAGAAGTGCCAGAAGCTTTAGTAGATAGTCAAACTACTATTGTTGTAAGAGATAGTAAGGAAGGTTGGGCAAGAGCGTTTCGTATGCTTATAGCTTTACTATATGCAGGTGAGATACCAACCTATGATGTTAGTATGATTAGACCTGCAGGTGCTAGACTAAAAACATTTGGTGGTAGAGCATCTGGACCTGCTCCTCTTGTTGATCTATTCAAATTTACTATTAATATGTTTAAAGAAGCAAAAGGTAGAAAGCTATCTAGCTATGATTGTCACAGTATTATGTGTAAGGTTGGTGAGATTGTAGTAGTAGGTGGTGTACGTAGATCAGCTATGATTAGTTTATCTAACTTATCTGATATTAGAATGCGTCATGCTAAGACTGGTCAATGGTGGGAGACTGCTCCACATATGGCATTGTCTAATAACTCTGTCGTTTATACAGATAAGCCTGACTCTGAAACATTTCTACGAGAGTGGACTTCATTAGTAGAATCTAAGTCAGGTGAAAGGGGTATCTTTAATAGAGTATCTGCTAGAAAACAAGCTGCTAAAAATGGTAGACGAGATACTAGTTTTGACTTTGGAACTAATCCATGTTCTGAAATAATACTAAGACCACATCAGTTCTGTAATCTTACTGAAGTAGTAGTAAAAGATTCTGATAAAGATGTAGACATTGAAAGAAAAATAAGACTGGCTACTATATTAGGTACTGCTCAATCTACACTAACAGACTTTCCTTATCTAAGAAAGACTTGGAGAACCAACACTGAAGAAGAAAGACTACTTGGTGTAAGTCTTACAGGTATTATGGATAATATACATACTAATTGTAACCTTGTTGATATGGATAAAAGACTTATAAAATATAAACAGGTAGCTATTAATACTAATAAAGAGTTTGCTAAACAATTTGGTATACAAGAGAGCACTGCTATTACATGTGTTAAACCTAGTGGCACAGTATCTCAGCTGTGTGATTCAGCAAGTGGTATTCATGCTAGACATTCAAGATATTATATACGTACTGTACGTGGTGATAACAAAGATCCACTAACAAATTTTATGGTAGATCAAGGTGTACCTAATGAGCCATGTGTAATGAAGCCTGATACTACTACAGTATTTAGCTTTCCAATGCAATCACCTAAAGGTTCAAAGTTAAGGAATGATTTATCTGCTATAGATCAATTAAATATATGGTTAGTATATCAAGAGCATTGGTGTGAACATAAACCTTCTATAACTGTTACTGTTAAAGAAGATGAGTGGTTAGATGTAGGTGCATTTGTATTCAAACATTTTGATAAGATGTCTGGTGTATCTTTTTTACCACACTCTGATCATGTATATCAACAAGCACCTTATCAAGAGTGTACAAAAGATGAGTATAATGATATGCTTTCTAGAATGAATACTAGAATTAATTGGAATAAATTAAGAGACTATGAGAAAGGTGATACTACATCTGGCAGTCAAACTATGGCTTGTAGTGGTGACTCATGCGAGGTTGTAGATATAGGAGTTTAATATGACAGTAATCTTTCCAACTGAAACTTGTGCTAAATGTGGTTACTATCTAGATGATGATTTAAAATGTTATGAATGTGAAATATGTAATGGAGAAAATATGAAAGACACAATTACCTTAACTACTGATACAACTTTTCATAGACACTATGATGATGTTAATAATCCTAAACATTATAATCGTGGTGGACTAGAATGTATTGAAGCTATTGAAGCTATGACAGAAAAAATGTCTGGAGATATAGCACCACATGCTGCAAATGTATTAAAGTATTTGTGGAGATGTGAATATAAAAATGGTGTGCAAGATATTGATAAAGCAATCTGGTATTTAAATAGACTAAGAGATAGGTGGGTACAAAGAGATGAAGTGGAAGAATCTGGAACAGGAAGCAAGGAATTTTCGTAGACTACGTATAGTTAAACCTACTAAAAAAGCAAAACCCTTAACAACTAGACGTTATCTTGCAGGACAAGCATTGTCAGGTCTAATTGCTAAGGGTAAAACAAATAAGATAGAAGTAGCTAAAGAAGCTTATGAGTGGGCAGATAGATTATTAGATGAAGAAGATTAATCAAAAAACTTTTCAACTCCATCATAATCACCATAGTTATCTAGAAGATGTTGCATAGTTTTTAACACTCTTAAAGCATCTGGTCTTTTAATAATGTCTTCTAGATTATCTTCCTCTAACCTCATTGTTCTCATTATAGCTTTAATTTTTTCTTTATCTTTACTTCCTAAAACTCTCATAATATTAATAGATTCTGGAACAGAAGCTTCCATTTGTTTAATAACATCTTGTTTAACTTTCTTTGCAATATCTACTAATATTTGTTTCTGAACATCAGGATAAAGATCAAAGTAATTTGGATTTTTTCTTAAAGCTTCATCAGCTCTTAGCTCAAAAAAAGGATAAGCTATTTGATTCATTTGATTACGTATACTATTAGTAGCATCTACCCTATAAATATCATACCACTTCATACCTGCAACATTAACCATTCTTTCCATTAAGTTAGGTTCTTCAACTACACGAACACCTAAAGCATTCTTACTAACATTTAAAGATTTTTCAGTACCTCTAAATGGATTTGCTTTTTCTGTTAAATCTTCTGACAAAGGTTTCATGCCAAACAAAGCAGGTAAATTATTAATATACTTCATTGCTTCACCTTGTAGGAATACACCTTCTTTTAGATTAGGATTCATATTTGCATCTGTAAACATACCTACAATTTGGTTTGGTGTATCAAAGGGTCTAGTAATACCTTGCATCACTCTACTTTTTGAAGACTGTATAAAATCTAAAAATGGTCCAACATCTCCCTCTATTAATTTATTAGCTGCATTTTTAAGAACTTTACCTGCCATATCTAAGTCTCTGAAAGCTTGTCCACCTGTTTGAACAGCTAACTCTGCCAAAAGATCTGATGGTATTCTTTTAAACTGAAAGTCACTAAAGTCATTACTTTCTCCTATAGCATGTGCAGTAATCTGAGACATTAATCTAATGGTAGATACAGGCCAGTCATATGTTTTATCTTCTATATCTCCCATATCTTGACCACCACCTATAGAATATGGACCTATATTTAATACTTCAGCATTTCTTTCTTGAGAGTAACTTAATCCCTGATCTATTCTATCTCTTGCAGCAAACACTCCTAATGAAATTAAACTCATTGATGCAGCAAATTTACCAAAGGCTTCTGATACTTCAGGGTCAGCAAAGTCTGCTTTCTTTCCTGTTAACTCTCTATAAGCAGCTCTAAAAGCATTAACACCTGTCATATCACCCATAGTAGCGATAGTAGTATTTAAAAAACTACCAAAAGGTATTATGTATCCTAATGCTGTAGTGTTTGTAATTTGTTCAAAAAATCTAGCTGCAGATCTCATACTATTTTTAGCAGGTAGTGTTGACCAGTTAACAGAAGCTGTCTCTCTCATAGTTCTATATGCAGATTTATCTAATAAATTTTGAAACTTCTTTGATGCCATCTCTACTGATACATCTACTTGAGAGAAGAATTGTTCCGGGGTCATTCCATAATCTCTCATTATGTATTGATTCATGTTAGTACCAAATGCCCAACGCTTAGTTAGATCATCTTGAAGTCTAACAAATGTTATAGTCTGCGCACCCTTTGTTGCAGCATCCATAACCTTACCAACACCATAGGTTATCATATCTCCTTTGTCTAAATTAAAATGCTCAAAGGATTCTCTTACACCACCATCACCTGCTATATCTCTAAATAGTTTAGCTTGAAGTTTAGGGTTCATCTCTAATATTAAATTAGCATACTCAATAGGTATATCAGGTGATATAACATCTACACCTCTACGTAAAGCACCAAACACACTACCATAAGCTTTATTATAAAGCTCTTCTGCTTTCTTAGGATCG